CGATTACTTAAAACTTTTGTCATCTTACTTCAAGGTTTCCAAAATACTTGCAATTAATTTTAAATTTGAAGAATTGTTTGATGAAACTACCAAAGAATCTCCAGATTCTAAAATTAGTCTACCGTCTAAAAGACTCACCGTATCATTTTCTGGCACAACAAAATCTTTTACTATTTCAGTAGTTGTTGATGATCTTTTATGAGAAAAAGTAATCGTATATGCATCACTACTAACGTTTGCAACTTGAGCTAATAAAACAACACCAGCATATCCAACAGGAGCTGTATAAATTCCAACGGGATTTGTAGAAGCGATTGATGTTACTGTTTTAAATACATTTAATGCTAATGCCATAATATTAACCTCCTAACGCAAGAATGAATGGTGTTACATTTGAAAATAAACTTTTTACGTAAAAGTTTCCAGAAATAGTTCCTGTTGACTGATCAATCAAAACACCATCTCCAATTCGATAGTTACCTGCCTGATCTGTGCTAGTATAAACAACTAGACCACCATTTCTCATATCTACCTCATTTTCTTGAATTGGCACACCCCCAGATGCTGGTAAAGCATTTGGTAATGATGTTCCAGATCCAATATACTCAAAAGAATGTCCAGATCCTAATATCCTACTCTGTTTGAAAAATGAAACTGTGCTTCCAACTCCGACCGAATATGGGATTTGCTCTGATAAAGTTACTGTGCATATTCCAGAACTTGGTTGTGTAGAGCTTTCTACAACATAATATTTTTGTATCATTGTAGCAGTTGCAGTTGCTGTGCTAATTCCAGAGTTTGGTGGTGATATTGTAATCGTTGGTGGATTTAAATATCCCCTACCGTTTGATACGATATCAATACCAATAACAGATCCATCTTTAACTGTTGCAACAGCTTGAGCTCCAACTCCCCAGTCAGATTCTGGAGAAGAAATTGTAACTATCGGAGAATCGGAATATCCAGTTCCTCCAAATCCAACTGAAATAGATTTAACCTCGTAATAAAGTTTGTCCAAATAAACAACCTGTCCATTAAAAGGTCTATTTGTTTCAACCCCAGAAATAGTAAATGTATTACTACCAGATTCTACATTAGACGTAATAATCCCAACATATTTTAAATTGCTTACTCCGTCAGCAACTAACCCATAGTTGCCAAAAGATGAATTTGAATTTGTAAGATCACATGCACCACCAGATCCACAATAAATTGCTGTATCACAGCAAATTGTGAAAAGTGAAACTAGTTGAGCATATCCTTCATTTGTAATTGAAACCCCTATTCCTCCAGGATTAAACTGGGTGAAGGAATCTGTAACCATACTTTTCAAATATCCAGAAGCATGATTGCCGTTTATTTTCATTCCAATACTATTTGGAATGAAATTAGTGCAATTTCTTACGTATGGAGATTGTGTAATCTCTTTAACATCGTTTGGATTAAATGCTACAATACCACACCCCGGATTTGATGGTCCGGTAAAAGAAATATTTTCAATATAATTTCCAGAAGAAACGTAAAATAAATCAGCCTGATTTTGTGGAATTATCGATACTTCTCTTAAACTTTCACCAATAATACTGACTTGCTCTGGCAAAACTATAGGGTTATCCTCTATATAGTTTCCAGAAGTAATTTTAATAACAGATCCTGTTGTTGCAATCGCAACTGCTCCTCTGATAGTTGCTTTTGCGTCTCCGAGTTTGAGTCCTGTGTTTGTGTCGCTTCCGTCTTTTGTGACATAGATTATATTTGTAACAGATGGTCCAGATGCAAGTCTTACAACATCAGTACCTATACCACTTCTTTCTCTAATGGTGTATAGTTCTGCATCGAATGTATTAAGACCTAATTCTCCCAATAATAGTTGAGCAGTTGTTGGTTTTCTTCCTGCAACAGAAGATCGTTTAATTCGTACTAATGGATCAGTCATTTAATTCATGTTTGGTATATACCGAAAAATTCTGATATATATCAGAATATTTTACTTATTTATAATCTTCATACTTAGACAGTTTTTCTAATAACTCCTCATTTTTTATTTGGAGTTGTTTGATTTGAGTTTCAAGAACTATATTTTGATTAAAGAGCTCAAAAGTTTTCTTTTGATATGCCGCTATTATTTCTTTTAAATCAGAATCTGTCATAAAATTTCAAATAAAAAGGAGGATTTTTCCTCCTAAAAAAATATTTAGTTGTTTATTTAAACACTCAGAATGTACCGCAATCAATAGTTATATTTGTTAAATTTCTAACTCCATTTGTGCAACTAATCACTTGAGATTGTCCGGCACAATCATTAACCCATAAAGATCCAATTTCAATTGGAGAATATGTTGCAACAGTTAATTGTGGATTTGAATTTCCTGTATTGTCTGAATCGGGATCTAATGCTTCTGCAAAAGTAAATCTTTTATTAGTAGATTCAAAAATAACAGCAGATTTTCTTGCAGTTCCAGAATCTCCATAATTAAATAAAACACCCAAATCCCAAGTTGTTGTAGTGGTTGCAGTTCCTGCAACCTTTCCAAGTTCTATTGTGCGATCTTCTACAGAAATTGAAGTCGTATTAACTTGAGTTGTCGATCCATTAACAAATAAATTTCCAGAAACGGTTAAATTGCTGCTAATTCCAACGTTTCCTGTAGAATTTTCAATTGTAATCGCCGCAGTGCCATCACTCGCTTTAACGTTTTGTACTTTAATATTATCTACGCCTAAAGTATTTGTATTTGGATTATATAAAAGCTCTGAATCAACTCCTAAGGTTTTTCCAATACCCGATCCGGCACAAAAAATAACATTATAGTCTTGATTATTTGCAATTCCAGAAACATCAACATTAACAGATCTGGATGCTGTTGAAATTGTTCCAGTAATTGTCTGATTAAATGTTGTGATTCCTGTAATTAAAGCATCTGCTTGTTGATTTATAAATCCTGAAATTGTAGTAATTCCAGAAAAATTACCATTGGTAAATGTAGCTGCATCAGTGACTGTTGCCCAAGTTAAATCTCCAGACGCATTAGTTTTAAGAAAATAACCGTCAATTGGAGTTTCTGGAAGAACATAAGTTGTAATTCCAGATAAAGTGTTTGGAGATTTTAATTGTATTTTATTAATTCCACTTTTATCTACAAAATTAATTCCAAGAGAATTTGTACCATCTTCTCTTGTCCAATATCTATGGGATCCGAAAAATTTATTGCTACTTGTAGTGCTGTCAATACCAACAAAGAGATCATAAGAATCTGTCGTAAATCCTGGCTCTCCAACTCTAAGTCCAGGAAGATCTACAAATAGACCTCTTTTAAACTGAATAATTGGTGCTATTGACATGATTTTTTTTCTAATATAATTTATTTATTAAAATTGTCCCGCATCAACGTCAATTTGATTGTCAAGATCTGCTTCTAATTGGGTTACAAATTCTGGTGGTAAAGAAGAATCTTCTGATGCTGATTGCAAAACAGTATCTGCAGGCACTAAAATATATCTCTGAAGCGAGGCATCATATGCTAATATATACTTATCTTTCTGTGGCAAGTTTGCAACAGAAACATCTGCTAAATCGGAAAGATTTTGTGCCACTACAGTTCTTTCTGAAACTACTTTGTAATTTTTATTTGAGTTGACCCTAACAGTAAATTCTGCCATGGATTTCTAGGTCATACACATTTATTTATGATATAGAGGCACTTACCAAAGCCATTCCTTCAATTACTCTAGATTTGAGTCCAGCATTATTAGTAACTACAACATCATAATAATATCTGCCAGGAGATATTTGACTAGTTATACTATTTCCCATAGAAACTGTTATTTGGCCTGTGGATACAGTAATTGTAGTTGAAAATGAATAAGATTTTGTTGATGAAGGAAATTTTTTTAATGTTGAAACTGCGCTACTATTCAATAAATTATAAACGGTTTCATCGCTGTTTGTTAATGTAAAAGTGGTTGAAAAATCTGTTCCTTGCTCAATAGCAATATTGACTGCTGGTACTGCCATTTTTTGAATTATTTATCTTGATTTAATTGTTTTGATTTTAATAATTTAGATAATTCTGCAGTGGATCCCACAAATAAAGCATTTGTAACATTTGTTGGAGATTTTACATCTCTTCCCTCAACATCTTTTAAAGTCTTCTGCAATGCCATTAATTTGTCTGCAACATCTCCAACGTTTTTAATCAATTGCCCCGCAACTTCATAAGCTCTTGGCATTTCACTTTCTTGAGCTAATTCTAAAATTCCATTAATCGCTTCTTGTCCTTTTTCAATTAAAGAATAAAGATTTCCTCGTGTATAGTTATAATCTTTTAAAATTTGGTCTTCAATATTATTAATAACTTCACTTTCATCAGATTTAACTATTTCCGATGCCTTTACATCAATAATTTGTCCTTCTACTGATTCTCCATCAACTTCAAAAGATTCGTTTAAATTTTTGTATTTTTCTTTCATAATCATATATCTTCATTTTGAGAAGCACTATATTCTTTAAAATCTTGGAAGAATGTTGTGGTTTCATTGAATCCAAAATCATCTTCTGAATCTATTAATGCATCATCATTTGCCGTAATTAAATTAATTGAAGTTCCTGCCACATGTGCAGTAGATATACTATTTTCATATCCACGTATGACTACTAAATTATTTGCATCTACAGATTCAACATACATTTGTTCAGTGTTTACATATATCCTATTTCCTTTGGAAATTGATGTAGCATCTCCTACAGAAATATATTTTGTTAAATCATCAACATCTATAGATAATGTCGTTGTAGCATCATTGTCATAGTCTTTAGTTGCTCTAGGAGTTACCGAATATCTCAATTCTCTCTTTTTGGAGTTAAATCCAGACATATAATCCAAAGTTGCTTTTTTGATGATGTTGTTAGGTTCTGCAATTGGTCCATAAAGATAAATCTTTGCAGTAAATCTTAAGGTATAAATTAATGCCCTTCTTTTTGCAAAATCCCCCTCATATTCGTCCGTAAAAGTTACGGAATCTAAAGTTATTGGAATGTCTTTTTTATCGTCAATCAACCCCGAAAGATTTAAAGTTAAATTATAGTTTGGTTGAAAATAAGGAAGAATTTGCTCAACGATTTGCAAAGCATCTTCATTTAATTTTGTAAGCACATTCAATTCAAACTGTATATTATACGGAACAGGCATGTAAACTTTTTTGTTTCCGTTAGAAATAAAAGTTTGAATTGTCGTAGATTTTCTAGAAGAATCATAAGTTAAACCAATCATTTCAAATGACATTCTTGGCAATGTCATTTTTATTGGTTTTAACGCTGTTGGATCCTGCTCTATTCTTGCTAAGAATTTTTGTATCGGGCCATAAGCAAGCGGCACTTTTAAAACGCTGACAGTCTTATCGGATTCGTTTGTATGATGAATCTCAATTTGATTGAAAATATTACCAAAAGAAACTATAGTTTTTTTGATAATTTCGTGATAAAAGTAGCCAAACATTTTTGTATTATCCTTTACTAATATTTAACAAACTTATATCTCACCAAAAGGATTTTTCTCCGTAAAATCCACGATTAAGTCACCTTCATTTTCTAAAACATCATTCTCTGCATAACTATCAACAATATTAAAAGTTTGCACATTACTAATTGTATATTTAGCTCCAGAAGAGGTGCCCGTTATTGTCTGTCCAATACCAAAGTAACCTGTTATAATTCCAACTCTTAAAGTTGATGTTACGGCATTCCAGTCTTTAACCGTTGCCGTAGTAGAGTTTCCAGAGCCAACGACAATTTCATTAAAATTAAATGTACCGACTCCAACTAAAGATGGCGGACTAATTGTTATAGTTGGAGATTGTGTATATCCTAAACCAGCATTAATTATTCTAATCTGAGAGATCGTTCCCGCTGCCGAGACAATCGGTATTCCAGTTGCTGTTACTGCATAAGAAACATTTGGTGGAGATGAGAAAGTAATTGATGGCGAAGTTGTATAACCAGATCCTCCATTAGTTATAGTTATAATACCAATTGATCCAGAATAAGTGGAAATTCCAACAGTGGCTGCAGCTCCAGCACCGCCTCCGCCAAGAAAAACTATTGATGGTGCAAATGTATATCCAGATCCAGGATTAGTAATATAAACATTTGCAATAGAATATGCCGTCGTAAATCCAGATTTTGATCTTATCGTTGCAACAGCTGTTGCTGTTGTTCCCCCACCAGTTGGAGGAGAAATTTTAATCTGTGGTGCAGAAAGATATCCATTTCCATCATTTAATAATGTTATAGACTGAATTCCACCGCCAGAAATTGCTGTAAATGCTGTTGCTGTAGTTCCAATTCCTGTGAGAGTCAATGTTGCTGAATATCCTTCATTTTCTACTACTTCATCAATAATATCAATTCCTGTATTAATAGTCTCATCTTCGTATTCAAACAATTCACATCTTAATTCATAAGTATAATTTTTTCCCAATTGATAAAAAGGTTTTTCAGTCTCTACAAATTTAATTTCAAATAGTTTACCACCTAAAGGGAAAAAAATTAAATCTCCTTCCTTAGGTCTCGTCACCAATTTTATATTTTGGTGATCTTTTAAAAGTGCTTCAATATAAAGTTGATATCTTTCTTTAGAAATAATAAGTGTTAATTCATCTCCAGATGAAAAACCAAATTTTGACAATATATCAGAATTCTCTGCATATCCCTGATAATTTGCAACATAAGCTTCTATTGGAAATGCATGATCAAATTTAGATTCGATGACTTCTTTTGTAATTGTTTTTTCTGTCAAATATCTTCTTGGCATATAAAAGACTTCGACCCCAAACATTCTCAAATGCTCATTGATCAAGTCTTGCACTAAATTTTGCTCAGAAGGAGATCCTTGGAGAAAAAATGGATTTAACATTATCCTATCATATCAAGAGGAGGAGTTTCGAATTCATTAATCATTCTCTTCTTAATATCTTCCAACTCATTTAAAGCATCCTCATATATTTCTCTTCCATTTAATTCTACTCCACCAGGAAGTTTGACTCCCCTAAATTTAATTAAATTCTGTCCCCACTGCTTCTTGATTAATGAAGTCAAATATGGTTTTAAAAATGAATCATTCCAAACTCTTGGAGCATCTGATGGATCTAAAACTCTATAACAATCAATAATTAAATATTGCCCAGACCTCACTCCTGCCCAATCCATATCAATGTATAATCTATCTTGTCTTTTATTAAATCGAATATGTTTTTCTGGGCTTAACAAAAAACTAATATCCTCAAGATATCTTTTTACCATTGTATATGTTAAAAGCTCAACCGTATTAAAATAATAAACATCATTAAGCATCAATTGATATTGAACGTTAAACATGTTTTGAGATATTGTATTATTGCCGTCTATTTTAAAAATTTTGTTTACGCCAATAACCGTAGGTGGTATTTGAATATAATTTGAATTTTCTTGATAATTAAAAGTTACTGCCGTGCCAACTATGGTTGAAGTTGCACTGGTAGTAGTAATTCCTGCTGCTCCAGTAGTTGCTGCTCTTCCTCTATCAATATCCTCTTGAGTTATTTGATATTTTAAGTACATTTGCATGACACCATCAAAGTGTCTCTCTTGGAAATATTGAATGGCATCATCAACTAGGTCATCTATTTGCTCATCAGAGACATTAATCTCTAACACAGGATATCCCAACTTTCTTTTGCAGTAATCTACTAATTCTTGTCGGGTTGTTGGTTGTGCCATACACTAAACCTTTCTTAGAGATATTTATGAATTCTTTATTAAATTTTTTAATAAAGATTTAATTTCTCCAAGATCGTCATTTATTTGACTTACCTTATTTTCCAAAATTTCCATACGAGTTTTTTGATTTTCTAGATTTTTTACATGTTGGAGATGTTGTTTATAAGCTAAGTTATCATTATTTACAATTGCCCCGCTATTCAAATCCCTATAAAGATTTGGTTTTCCTTCAACTGGTATTAAATTATTCATATTATGCCAAAGCAATCGCTCTAAGTTCTTTGATAAGTGGAGATTTTGATTGATCAGTGCCGGTCATTATTATTTTAATTACAAATCCATTGAATGGTGGTAATTGATCAATACTATATTCATAATCACTGAAAGAATTATCTATATTTGGATTTATTTGGATATCCGAGTTTCCTGTATTTTTAAAGGGATTAATAACTTTTCCATCGCCATCAATATTTTCATATCCTGGGAAAAATTCAAAATTTAAATTAGTATTATCAGAATCTTCTCTGTATACCTTATACATTACTCGAATGTCACATCCATTTGGTTTGTATGCACCAAACAATACTTTTAATGAAGTTGAAGGATTTGTTAAATTAATTTTATTTGAGACATAAGTAGCACAATTTGGATCTCCAGAAGATTTTCTCATGAAAGATGCCAACTCACTATCACCTGGCCATATGGTGATTGGATTATTAATCCTATTGGAAGTAAGAATCATACTTACCCTCTCCATGTCAATTACAGGAGAAACGTTTGAATCTGAAGTAAACAAATCCATTGTTAAGGTAAAAGATTTGTTTCCAGGAAGATCAGTTAACTTACTATCCTCATTATCTTTAGATGCAATCAATCTCAAAGAAGAGAGGTCATTAATATTATTAAGTTGAATCGACTCAAATCCCTGATCAATGAAAGAAGATTCATTCCCATCAACACTAGTAGCAGAAACCGTTCTAATTCTAGATCCTATTCCTGTGCCTTTTGGTGTAAAGACATTTACGTTTGGTGTTATTGACGAAAATACAATATTTTGAGATGATATTATATAATCTCCCTCAGAATAATTAAAATTACTTCCAGACTTAGTTTCATTAAAATACAAATCTGGAATTCCGGAGTTATTATTACTTCTACTTACACCAAACGTTGTGTCGCTCATATCAAGTTTAATATAAAGATCGTCAATATCAATTGGATTTGGCACTGTTGCAAGTGGTGAAGTTAGATTGTGAATTTTATTGATTCTTCTTAAAGAAACACCATTAAATTCATATTTTTCAACTAATTCTCCAGCATCGTGTGAAGTTGTAACATCAAGACCTGTTCCTAAAACTGAAGCATCGATACCTCTTGTAATTCCTGTAAGAGAAGATGTTGAAGTTGAAACTCCCGTATATTGCACCAATTCATTTTGAATTCTTACATATCCTGGATTTGTAGTGGAAACTCCAACGTTTTCAAAACTTGAGAATATTGATATTGAATCCAAAAGAATATCTGCATTTCCTTTATCAATATTTTTTGATAATTTTACTGGTTTTAGATCACTTCTCATGTTATTAATTTTAATCAAATTATTTGTAGAATACATACCATGATTTTGATTATTAATCATGAGATGAAGTCCATCAAAAGAAGTATTTTGTTGGATGTAAGAAACAGTTGCTAATCCAATATAACTAGATACTCCAGAAATTGAAGTTGGTTGATAAGTAACTCTATTTCCAATGCAATTATCATAATTTCCTTGGACATTATCCAGCAATAATGTATTAAATGATCCTAAAGATTGTACTGATAATTGTGCTCCAGATCCAAAGGAAACTGTTGTTGGTATTCCAACAATGTCGCCAACTCTATATCCATATCCACCCTCTCTGACTGTTACTATTCCAGCACCAGCAACGTCAAGTTTACCATTTACAAAATACGCATCTACAATCAATCCAGATCCTTCTCCAGTAATAGTTGTAAGTTTTAAGTTATCATATCTATATGTTGTATACCCAGATCCAACTGAATATGAAGTAAGTCCAAATCCAGATACATTGATCGTTGATACTGATCCAGCAATTCCAATCAAGTTTCCGGATATAGATTTATCAGTAATTCCAATACTTACTCCAGGAATAATTCCAGCATAAGTAACACTTGTAGATAACCCAATCTTAAGTTTATTTGATCTTGCATTTACAGTTTCTGGTTTAAGTTTTGCCAATGTATTATAATCACCACCTTCTACTGGATTATAGAATGAATAAGATCCTGGGTTTGTTGTAAATTCTGCCTTGTATAAGGTAAATTTAAGATCTTCATATCCACTTGGTTCCCAAGTAGATCCATTTTGAGACTTAAATAAGGATCCAAGTGTTGGTTGTTTGGAAACAATTTTCTTAGTTGGTTGTGGAGAAGTTTTTGCGTTATTGATCGATACACTGCTGCCAGATCTTCCCCAATTTAAATCTGCCAATAAATTGCGTATTCTTCCGCCAAGAGCACCTTTCCAAACATTTTCTAGATAATATCTAACATCGGCGTCCGTAAATCCTTCATTCAATGCCTTCACATAACTTCTTCCACCAAAGAAGTCAGTTGGATTTGCAGCATTTCCTGTTTCAGTAACATTTAAAAATACTCCTGCTTTTTCTGATGGATCAATTTGGAATCCAACCATACTTTGTATTGAAGGAGTCGAAGTAGAATATGAAAGTCTTCCAAAAGATGCCTCACTAATAAGCTTTTGCACTTCCCATCCAATTTGCCCTTTATATTCATTTTCTAAGTAGAAACGAATATCTGCATCTGAAAATCCTTCCCTTCTGGCTTCTGTATAGTCATAAGATCCAAACCAACCTGGAGCTCCTGGATTATCATCAAATCCAGACATGCTCCTGAAAGAAAATTCTGGAATTGGGTTATTAACTGATGGTACGATTCCTGTAAGATCTTCTTCGCCCATTCTAGAGATCCAAACTTGATAATCTGTAGAATCTGAAAGTATTACAATAGCATATTCTTTTTTATTTTCCAAGAAAACTGGAGATTCAAAATAAACTACAGTTGCTAAAGTTGCATCTGATGAAGTTATTATATTAGATGGCAATAAATGCACCTCAGAAAATGGAATCACTTCAGTCGAAGGCACTCCAGATGTGACTGGTCTAATTTGTACAATTACCGGTACATTTGTAGTTGGTTTAGAATAGAAGTAAAGATCTACTTTTGTTAAAAAGATGCCATTAGGTTCGCTTACAATAAATGTTTGTGCTAAAGGATCAGAATAAACTTCTCTCGTTTCTGTAGATGTTGATGTGGATGTATTTGTTACAGTTATTGATGATTGTGAAGTAGATTGGTCTGAAGCAGTTAAAAGTCTTTGATCCGTAAAAGTTTCTTTTCTTACGTTTGCATTTCTAATTCCAAGGTTTGTATCTTGAGAAGTTTGTAAAAGTCCTTGAGCATAAAAATCTTTTTCAGCAAAACTATTTGTTGTTCCTGGAATTGGAGTTTCAATACTGCTATTTGATAACTTAAATTGTTTTATTCCAGTTTCAAATGAAATTGTTGGAGTATTTGGTACAAAGAATGATCCAATTAAAGTTCCAGTATCATCGGTAATCAATCTTAAATCTGTTACTTTTGCTCTTGCTCCACTAGTTTTTCCAATTAAAGTTGATGTTTTTGTAATTCTTCCATGGAAATTTCCAATTGCTGCCTCTTGTAATGATGCAGTATCAATATTTAAAATTGTTGATGATGAAGTATAATTGCTTTGTAATGTAACTTTTTCTGTTGAATATGGGTTTATTGAATAAGTTTCAATTGGAGAATTATATGGCCCAGTTTTATGATTTGATGTAGATACTCTAAATGATCCTGTAAAACTACCATTTGAAGAATCAACAGCAGTTATAGTTTCTCCAACAATAAATGTTCCTTCAAGCATACTGATTTCAATCAATTTTGGCATACAAAATTGACTTACGTTAACCTTATCAAAAAATGCATACATTTGTGAATAAGGTTTTAATTTACGAGAAATAAATTCAATATTTCTCGCCCTCATAAATTTTATAAATTCATTATTAACAATTCTTGCCCCAAGCATTTGACTATCAATCTGCTCAGTAACATTCCATCTAATACCTTCTCTACTTTGCCCCAAATTAGTGGTTACTGAAGTAGTTGCAGTATTTGATATTGTATTTGAAGATGTAGAAGTAGTTGCAAAAGTATCTTCAAAAATATTTCTTATTCTTCCAGAATCTCCAAATTCTCTACCGCTAGAAATTTGTCTAGACGATACCAATTCTCTTTCAGAAACAGTCGTAGGACCCGCCCCAGATGTTGATGACAATGTGGAAGAAACATCTACGCCAATCCAATCCGTTTGCCACGCACCCCAATCAATTTGACTAAAACCAGTTTGTGGGTTTACGTCCAATTGTTGTATTGTTGATTTGTAACTTCCTTCTATCGTTACTCTATTTGGAGATAGTTTTCTTGTATCAACCCAAGTATCAGAAGATGGATTTAAAGATATAATCCCAGTATATGAAGTTACTAAAAATGGAGTAACGTTTTCAACTCTAGTTGCAAATGGATTACTTACAAATTTTTTGCTACTGTATTGAAGTGTAATTATTTTTTTACTTCTCTTTACATTTTGCCCAGTAATTATTTCGTCGTAATTATAGTCTAGTGCGGTATTTGCAGTAGTGCCAATTCCAATTACAGACGATTGCCCAATCAAATCAATCGCTGTAGTATAATGTGGTGATCTTAAATATCCTTTTGACTTATCTATGCTTGCTTTAAATAATGGATTTGTCACATCATGAGCAGCATGAGATTTAAAATTGTCAACAAAGAAACCACACTTAAATCTATCAACTCCATTAGTCTTTATTGATAATGATTCTGTAGATACTTCTAACAATGAAAGTTGGGTATAATATTCCAAGTTGGCAATCCTAACTTCCAATCTAGAAATATCTTCCATTCGATATCTTTTATGTGTTGCATATGAAATGCTTACATCGTTGATATTATACAAATATGCAGGCAACGAAATTGTTGCTATTTCTAACAATCCATCGACATTTTTTGGAGCACTGGGAGAATCTACTGGGATTCCTCTTTGTAATTGAAATACACCTTCTTTACTTAAAAATAATTTATCAATTCTTGGCAAATAATAAGAAAAACTTACCAAAAATGTTTCATTGGGAGAAATTTGATAATTTGATGCTTGTCCAGATCCGGTAAATATTCTGGATCTAAAATCAAATGGAGAATATATTGACGAATTACTATAAGAAGAAACTCTAGGTCTTATATCAATAATATCTGAAAGTCTTCTTTTTGTACCATTATTTGGATAAGGTAATTTTGAGTATTGATCAGTTGGATAACTATCAACAGTGTAAACATCGCCAACATCAGAAGATTCTACATAATAATTTTCAAATATTATTTTCAGTTTTTTAGTTGGATTGAAATTAGAATCTATTTTTACGAGTCTTGAAAAATCGTAATAATTACTTCTATACCCAGAATCTAATTTATACTTAGAAAGAATATTTTTATCACCAATAGTTACTGTATCAATTGTTCCATTTATTTGAGATTCTTCAAATGAAACAATTTCTCCAGAAACAAATCTGGATTCATTTCTATATACAAACTCTATAGAATTTGTTGATTTTGAAATTACTGTCGCAACAGCATTGCTTTCAGATCCAATTACAGACTCTCCGATAATAGTATCAGTAGCCAATTTATTTGGACCAGTCAAAGAGGCTAAAACAAAATTCATTGTTGGAATGTTTGGCGAATTTGTATCAGAAGATTCAAATATTGCCAATACATTTGTCACTTCTGCAACATTCAAGCATATTTCTTTATCTTGAATTCTTGTGCCGTATATTGGAGAATATGATAATCCATCATTTAATGTTGTATTTCCAACTCCAGAAGAATTTTTTGATGATCTGTCAATGAGAATTGAATTGATTCTATTGACTTTTTTAATTTTTTCTTTTACTTTATCTTTTTTAACACTTACAATTAAAGTTGCATTAGATCCACTAGCGATTGAAAGATTTTTAATTTGCAAATCTTTAAATCCATTTGTAAAAATAAATTTATCTGCGGTGAGTGTTTCTACAAATCCATTACTGTAAGTTAAAACATATCTTTGATTTGCATATGGTTGATATGTATAATCAGTTTCAAGTGTTGGTGCTGCAATTGAATTTGCACTAAACGACGCTATATTATATTGTCTCTTTAATGAAATGTCAGTATTCTCAGTATCTATTGTTGAAACATTGGATTTTGAAAGAGGTGTTGTGAGGGATGGATCATCTGTATTTGTAATTTTGGAAAATCTAATTGACAATTCTGAAGTATTAATTTGAGAAGAAGTTGTATCTCCGTCACAAATTCCAGCAACTTTTGTAATTGTTGATAAACCAACACTCTTTCCGTCAGTAGATACTGAAGTAATTTTATTATATGTAATTGTTGAAAACCCTGCTCTAGTATAACTTATGATATTGCCTACCGTAGCAATTCCAATAAAGTTTGTAGTTGTTGAGGTAACAGTGCAAATTCCAGAATCAGGATCCTTTGCACTTATTGTAAATGAGGGAACTGTTAAAGTAAGAGATTCATTTGGAATATTAAGTGTTGGTTGAGTTTGGCCACTTAAATCTAAATCTGCATTAAATCCTGCTGTATTAGTTGCTGTAGACCTATATGAATAGACAGAATAAACATCAGATAATTTATAGTCTCTAATAGACTTTACAACTTGGCCATAAGTAGAAATTCCACTTACAATAATTCCCTCATCTTTAACAAATCTACCAGAAACATCTTGAAGTATTAATAATGTTGAATTTGACACTGAAGATCTTAAAAATCCTCTTGCTCCACTAGTTTTTCCCTCAATTAAAGTGGATATCGGAAGAGTAATATTTGTACTCAATCCAACAGAAGTAAATGTTTGAATATCAAATACTCTTAATTCATAAGTTGTTGTAATTCCAGTACTACTGACTATACTATAGTCGTATGCTTTTGCAATTCCAATTTCATCGCCAGCAGGAATTGTTTTGTCTGCCGACATTCTAGAATCTCTTAAACTTATATAATTTGTAATTGCGATGCCTACATCTGGTTGCCCATAAGCATTGTTTACAAACAATGATGGTCCACAATTAAATGATACGCCCTCCAATCCAACGTTATTCGTTGATCTTGGTTTATCAATATCAATAAATGTTTGAGAATCTTTAGTTACTTCAAATCCTCTAATATATGCTTTTCCTGGGGAAATTTTATACGTTAATAAATTATCTGAAGGCGTATTTCCAGATGGAGTTAGTTGATTTTCGACAAAAAGACCATTATTTCCTATTCTGTCATTTAATGAATTTCTTGGATAAACATCAAACGGAGTAATATAATAATCTCCAGATTCGTCATAAGTTCTTCTAGCTAATTCATCTGCAATAATACTATATTCCGTTTTATCTACGACCTTTTCAACAACACCATTATTAATTCTTAAAACTTCAATAAAATTTGCATCATCATAATTATCTAAGGATTTTTTAATAAGAGATGTTGATATTTTTAATCTATCTGCCCCAGGCGCAGCATAGTTAGAAAATCCGTTTGCATTATCATAAAGACTTTCATCTACATCTGCCGTAACAATTTCTTCAGTTATATAAAGTCCAACTCTATAAGATGGTTTAGTGCTAAAGTTATCTAAAACAAGAGTTTCCGAAGAGACTCTTACAAAATATCCACGAATAAAATAGATTCCTTCCGAAATAAACGCGGCAGATCCAATATTCGTTGAATTTGAGTTTATTGCTTTTGCAAAATCTTCTCCTGCAGGTATTATATTAGAAATTCCAAAATTAATATCAGATAAAGTTGTTAGATTTTCACCGTCCCTAAAAATATTTTCTTGAAAATTAGTGCCAGATTCGTTATAGTCAATAAAAAGAATAACATTTCCAGTATCTGTATTTGTTGCAACATTTTTGATTTTTGCTGTAACTCCACTAACAGACCCTTTTATTTCTTTTCCAACTAATCTTGTTTGATAAAGATTGAGTGGCAACCCAGAAAATTCTGGCTCTACTTGCACACTTCTGTAATTTAAAGTGTGCGTTACTGCTCCAGGAATAACCCTAGATCCTTCTTTAAAAAAATGTCTTCCAAATTTTTCAATTTGGTTTTGGAGAATTGATTGTAAAGTAGTTAATTCTCTTGCTTGTATTGGATACCCAGGCTTAAAAAGAACTTTATGAAAATCTTTTTTGGCATCAAAGTCATCAAAATATGGGGTTCTGTTTAAATTAGTTTCCTGTGGCATGGTGATTAGAATTGCAATATAACTTTGATATCTTCTTTTTGATTTGAAGATCTGATTACAGAGGGTCTGTTGTCAACATAAAGAATACTTCCAGAATACTTTTGTACTTCTGGATTTGATATTCCTTTGATAAAAGTTTGGCCCAAAAAGTAAGTAGTGTTATTTATTACTGTAGATACTCCAGGATTATTTGTTGTGCCAAAGGTATCTTGAATCAATAAATTATTACTACCACCATAAATTGTTAAAGATCCTCCAGTATCTGGAGTTGAAGTAAAAGATTTTAATTCATATCCATATTTTGGAGGTATTGGATTATTATATGCATCTCTTCTACTAGAAATTCCAAGAGATTTTTGCTGCCAGTATTTTAAAACTCCAGTTATTTTATCCCAACTAGCAACTTTTCCAACTGCTGTTGATCCAATTCCAATCGTTTGCGTAATTTGAGAATCTAAAGTGTATGTGGTAGATGTTGTGAGTCCAGTCAATTTTAAAGCATATAATGCACTTGCTTTTTGTTTTGTTAAAATAGATGTAGAATCATAAAATGTTGGGTCTTTAATAATACCAATTCTGGCAAATTGATTTCCTGTTATAAAATCTGGATCTAAAGAATCATTTTCAAACCTAGAATAAATTAAAACTTTATCTGCTCCCAATTCCTTGTAAATATTGAATCCATGCCCGCCGGGAGGCGGAATAATGACATTAAATTCTGCGTCTTTATCTGAAGATCCATTTACAACTCCAGCTGCTTCTAAGTCAACAGTTGCATATGTATAGTTGTTTCCACCATTCGTGACAGAAATTGAAGAAACTTTTTGATCTTCTCCAACTATAACTGTGCAAAGACCATCCCTACCATTTCCTCTAAGGGGCACATTATTATAAGTATTGGGAGTATATCCCTCTCCCCTATTAGTAATAACAATGGTTTTTATTTGTTTGCTTGTTAAAGTATTATCTCTAACCGAAGCAACATCTGAGTTTGTTTGCCAATTTTTTGGTACAGAAACATAATCAGTAGAATCAAATTTTACTAATTCTGATGGTTTTATCGTATACAAATATTTCCAAAGATATCCATCACCACTAACCCCCGCAGGTCTTGGCTCTAAATCAATAAAAGTTGGTTCATCTAAAGATGGTTTTCCATTAGTATTTTCTGGATTTGCTCCATTATTAATACAAATATAAACTCTATAGTCGCTATTTATTACGTAAAAATTAGAATTGTAAAGATTTGTTGCTCCGCTGTTTGGTGCAGGATTAGTGGCAGAATAGTCATGCCTATACATATCATAAGTTGTGCCCGATGACCAAGTAATTTTTCTAATTACTTTTGAAATATCTGAAGGATTTAATTTTTTAACCGCAATTATTGTATCCCAAATATCATTGTATTGATCAAAATTATCGACCGGACTTGGAGTTGCAGTATCCCAATTACTGTCAACTTCTGTTGGGTTTGGAAGACCCAAAAATACATAATAACTGCTCGAATTTGTTGATGCTATTCCTGTCAACAAATTATCAGAATTTAATATTCTAAACTGGTTTGTAATTATCGCAGACATTTAAAGTTTTTTATTTATTTAT